ATGGACATACCCGGCATATTCCGCAACGGCGGTATATCATAACGGCGACAAGGTGACGTACAACAACGCCATCGGTTCGGGTGACGTGACGGGCGAGACCCCATCATCGAGTGACGCGTGGGATGTGTACGACTTCGTAAACGACTATCTTCGTCGTCTCATGCGTGACAACATCGCAAAGGTCATTAATGAGTTCCTGACACGGAAATCGTTGTTGCGCGAAAGTCGTCCCTTGCTTGAACGCCGTGTTTTCTTTGACGGTGCTGGTCGTCGGCAGAACACCGTCGCCAACACGTCGAACATCGTCGGTTTCGAGATATTACCCGTCAAGTCAACGGGCGTTACGACCATCATCCAACGTGTCGGCCTGCAGATGATAGGCGCGACGGGTGACGTACGTCTGTATGTGTTCGACCCGACACAGACCGACCCGATATACACCAAGGACGTACACATCGCGAAAGGCGACGGCTCGTTTGAGTGGTTCGATGTCGAGTGGTTTCTCCCATATCGTGCGGGACGTAGTTATTTCGTGTGTTACAATCAGGATGATCTGCCCGTCGGCATGGAAGCCGTCAACGCGGGTAAGGACTGGAGTACCGAGCCATGCGGGACATGTAACCGCGGAAGTCTTGAGGAATGGCGCGAGCTGACGAAGTACATGATGATTTCGCCTTTCCGCGTTCATGCGCTTGAGACGTTCGCCGAATATCCCGAAATGTGGGACACGGAGGAAAACACCTACACGAACGCGAACAACTACGGCTTGAACTGCGTCGTTACCGTCGGATGTGATCTTACGGACTTCATCATCGCCCAACGCTCGATGTTCGCGAATGTCATGCAGAAGCAGATGGCCGCGACCGTCCTACGTCTGATAACGTTCAACCCAGACGTGCGTGTCAACCGCAACCAATCGAACGCATCGCAGTTTGATCTTCTCTATGAGGTGGACGGCAACCCGCAAGGTCGAAAGACGGGCATCGGCGCGGAACTCGATCGCGCATACGACGCTCTCGACCTCGACACACGCGGCATCGACCGTATATGTCTGACATGCCGACCCGTCGGCGTGCGTTACTCACACACTTAAACGATGATACGGATATGACTATCGGAACGCTTCTCGACAATGCCCGACGTTTGAATGACACCATGAAATCGGGTGCCATCGTCCGCGATGTCCTCATGTCGCATCAAGGCGACATCATGGACTTGCAGCGTCGGCAGTTGCTCGAGGGCAAGACAAGCGGTGATACCGATATACGTCCGTACTATTCCGAGGATGTGCAACCGTCGGGATGGTTCACGACCGCAACGGCGGCGAAGAACTATGCCGCATGGAAAACACATCTCTCATACCCCGAAAGCGTTGACCGCAACCCCGACGCGCCTAACCTCTATATCACGGGTAAATTTTATGATGACCTTCGCGTCTCGCTCGGTTCGGATGCCGTCGAGATCGTGGCGAACTCATCGTACGGATCGCAGATTATGGCGAAGTACGGCCGCGGAATTTTCGGCCTTTGCATGCGTCTGTGGGGTGAGTTGTTCGACGACCGCGGCGGGCGCGATGAACTATTAACGAAGATGAAAGAGACATTATGGCAAGGATAGAACGCTTGTATATACAACCCAAGACAACCCCGCGGTTGTTCGACCGACCGATACAGGACATCCAACGGGCGTTGGCCGACCGCGTGACATATCTTGAACATGTGTTCGGACGTGCCGAACGGCTTGTGGCCGAGGTCGAGGGACGACGGTATTACTCGCCGAACGTGTACCGTGGCGACCGCGAGTATATTTCGTTGTTGCCCGACAATGACCGTCTCGGGAACTATTGTTTCTTCACGGTTGACGAGCCGGAGCAGATCGTCGCGGATATGGGCATGGGCGACCGTTTGCGCGCCCCGTTCTCGCTCATCGTTTGGGTGGACATGCGCGAGGTATCGCAGCACGACGAGCGCAACACGTATCAAGTCGAACTTGATATCCTGAATGTCCTTACGTCTAAGGGCATCACCAAAACGGGCGGCATCACCGTGTCGCGCGTCTATCACAAGGCCGAGAACGTATTCGACGGCTTTACCATCGACGAGATAGATAACCAGTTCCTGATGTCGCCGTACTTCGGTATGCGCGTCACGGGCGAGATATTTGTTGACACCGATTGCTTGAATGTAGTATGAACGAATTTGGTATGATATTGATTGTCGCGTGTGTCGCGGCGTTCGGAATTCTTCTGGCGAAGAAAGTCGGCATCGTCGAGTGGCTTCAGGTCAACGGCAACGACATCACCCACGAACTCGCGTCGTGCGATTTTTGTATGTCATTCTGGGCGGGCATCGTCCTTTGGGCGTTCCTCGCCGTGTATTATCATGATGTCACGATGCTGACGTATGCCGTCGTGTCGTGCCCATTAACACGCATGATGCTATGATAGATACAAGGATCGGCCGCCATAAGGTCAAATTATACAACAGCATCGATGACCTACCGATCGTGCGTTTTCATCGTTTCAACAAAATGATGTTGGTGGATGCGGGCGTTGGTAGCGACATCAGTGATTTCGATGCGCACATCGAGCGCGCCGTTCGGTATATCCGCAAGGGCGACAACGAGACGGCCGCGCGCGAGTTGGAGAACATGCGGCAGAATGTGTTCCTCATCATGAGCGAGCAGAGCGTCCGTAACCTGTCGTTCGCGTGTCTTGTCGCCGAGGTTGACGGGACGGTGACGGATGACCTTTCGGACGACGGTTTGAAACGTGTCGTCGCGATGTTCGACGACGTGGCGAAAAAGGACATTACCGCTTCGAACGAGGCGGTCAAAAAAAAAATAGACGCGGAATTGTTGGCGTACTTCCCGCAGATGTACGATGACGTAGAGACGAAGGAGTATTACATGTTGGTGCGCCGACGCACGAACGCGATGCTCGACGCGATCATCAACGACACGAAAAACGACGATGTCGTCGAGGCGTTGACCGACAAGATCGTCTGTTACGCGAAGCCTAAAGCGTTCAGCGGTACGGACAGCATCGAAATCGCACACGACAAGAAATTTGAATCGATGTGCCTGACGATACAGAAAGAGACGGGGGCGAACGCGAAAGCGATGACCGTGCTCGAATTTTACAACGCTTACGAATACGTCATACGACTTGCGAAAGAACGCACGAAAGCCGCGAAATGACAACGAAACGAAACAACAAGATAACAAGATATGGCAGCAGAACAGAATCCAATCCGGTATCAAGACCTCATCGCGCCTGATGACAGCATCGAGAAACTGATAGGACAGCTTACGCAGTTGAACGAAGCATATACGGGCATGGCCGATAGCGTCAAGGCACAGGCCGCCGAGGTGGCCGCATCGTTGCGTAACGTGTCTGTCGCCACCTCAAGCGGGCAGGCGGCCACGAAGAACGCCACGGCCGAGGCCGACCGACTCGCCAAGGCTTACCGCGACCTTGCTTTCGCCCGAAGTGACACGGCGAAACGTATCGCCGAATTGAAAGCCGCACAACAAGAGGAAAACCGCGTCACGAAACTGACGATACAACTCAACAACAGCGAGGAAGGGTCATACGCCCATCTGTCGGCGCAATATGCGCTGAATAAGATGCAGTTGAACCAACTGACGGCCGCGGAGCGTGAAAACCTACCTCATGCGAAGAAACTCGAGCAAGAGACGAAAGCCATATATGAGCAGATGAAGCATCTGCAAGAGGCAACGGGACAATACACTTTGAACGTCGGTAATTATGAGAACGCGATAACGAGCGCTATCGGCATCAACTCGCGCTGGTACACGAACATGACACAGTTGTCCGCGTTGTTCCATGGCGATATGACGAACGGTTTGAAGATGGCTGGCGAGGCCGTGGCTGCGTTCGGTCGTAAGTTGCTCGCCTTGCTTGCTAACCCGATCGTTGCCACGATAGCGGCTATTACGGCGGCTTTCATGGCCTTGTCAAAAGGTATCACGACATCGGAAGAGAACACGATGGCATTGCAGCGTGTCCTTGCACCGTTCCAACGTGTTCTTACGGGTGTGATTAATATCCTGCAGACATGTGCGTCGTACGTGTTGAAATTCGCCGAGGGTTTCGAGACGGCCGCTTTCGCCGTTTCCCGATTCCTTGAGCGCATACCCCTCATCGGTAAGTACATCAAGGATGCCAACGATGCGATGCAAGGTAATGTCGACCTCGCCAAAGCACAACAGGAACTG